CTCACGTTTTATCTTTTCTGCAATTGCTTGTCTAACAAATTCAGCAACATTTATATTAAAACTTGCTAACTTATTAAGTGTACAATCTTGAACTTCTGAAAATTTTATAGTTCGTGGTTTGTTATATTTTATTGGGCGTGGCATAGATAAGTATTACTTTTATATCGTTTATCAAATAGTTATAGGCAATACTACCGACTACCATAATCGGAGCTGACTTTTATAATCTTGAAACCTTTTTTCGGACAAATCAAAATATTCTTTGTCAATTTCCATTCCGACAAAATCCAACTTTGCTTTATCTGCTGAAATTCTACTACTGCCAGAACCTAAGTGAGTATCTAACACTTTCATTCCTTCAGTAGCGTACATTTTGAAAATCCAATCGTACAATGCAACAGGTTTTTGAGTTGGGTGTATTCTAATCTCTTTGTCTTTCATATTACCTTGTAACATTCCGTGCCAACGAAATTCAAACATTCTAACAGCAGTATTGAAAGAAGTCCAAGCAAGTTCACAATCTGCAAAATCATTTTGTCCGTTTTGTTTATTCCAAACTATCCAACAACTACTATCAAAAGGCAATTTGCTAATAAAGTGGTTTGCACCCCAAACAATTTGATTTTTAGAAACTCTTTTTAGTTCGGTAAAATATTCGTTTTCAGGTGCTGACAAATCCCAATTCTTTTTTGTATAGGCTTTTGATTTACCAAGTTTAGAACGACTTTTATTATCATTCAAACTTTCGCCAATTCCATAGGGAACGTCCACCACAGCCAAATCAAAATGATTATTAGGATATGACCTCATAAGTTTGACACAATCCCCTAAGAAAACCGTACTGCCTATAACAGGGGTTTTGCAAGAGTTGGGCATTTGTGCATCACTCAACATTTCTAATTCTATTGTACTTTTCTGCATATTTTGAACATTTGTAATTCTAACTCCCAACCCTCGCAAAGCCCTAATCCGTTACCTGCAAGGCTACCTTGACACTTCGATAATAGCATCAGGATATTCTTTACAGGCTTCTAAATACTTTTCGACAAAAGGAACAAAATGTTCATACATTCCCCATCCATTAGGCGAGTTGAATGTTTCAAAATGTTCAGGTCTTGCTTTTAAATCAGCTAATCCTTTTTCAAGTAATTCAACTATTTCACTTGCCTTTGTTTTGCCAATTTCTTCTGGCCGCCAAAGTGCTTCGTAAATTCCTGCTTCAACTGCCATTTTACCTAAGTTATGGGTAATGTTTGCATCGTAAACAGTTTCTTCTTCTTCTGTTAATGTTTTGCCAGCATCGTAGCTAATCCATTTTTTTCGTGTTAAATAAACATTTAAACTCATAAGTTTTTAATTGCCCAATTTGCATAATCTATTATCTTTTTAAAATCGTCTTTGTCTTGGTCTTTTTTCCTCCAGCAGTATTTATCAATGTTGAATTTACAAATAGCTATTATTTCCTCTTTTGTGAGATTGCTCTCGGATCGCTGAAATGTATCGATACCTATTTGATATTGAATTGGTTTAGTCACTCCATTTGAATCGTATTTGTTTTTGACGTATGGATTTATGTATGTTTCTTTAAAATTTTTTTTTCTATCCCAATCAAACCAATATTCATAACCTTCAAATGTATTACGCCAATTAAAAGCATTACTTAAAATATCTGAATTATTATCAAAAGTATTATAATACTTTTCATTTTTTTGATAATCTAATGCTTTCTCTTTAACTTCCTGTGGTAATTCACTTATTCTCATAATTCTTTTAAAAAATAAATCCCTCCTCGATTGATACCGCCAAGTACAAAAGAGAAGGATTGTTAATGTTTTCACTTTGGCGGTTGAACAAATATATAAATGTTTTTTTAATATGCAAATATTAAAGAAGTTTTATTTTTTCTTTTACCTCTCAAATAATTTCCTAAAGTACAAACATTTAAATTAAATATATTTGCAGCCTCTAAAATACTATTATAAAAAATACCCATTGATAAATCTAAAATCAATTTTTCTTTATTGGTTGAGTAATTTCTTTTAATTCCTTTTCTGACAGTTGACATTTTTAATTTACATTCTTCACTATGCTTTTTACCTTTATGAGAATTACTAATTTTTAATTTAGTTTCATCTGATAATTTTGCTCCTAACCTAGATTGTTTACCTTTTAAAGAATTAGACATTTTTAATTTACTTTCCTCAGTATGTTTTTTATTTAAAAATGGTCTTGTATTATTTAAACTAATTTTTAATTTAGTCTCTTCGGAACTTTTACCACTTTTGTCATTTGTTTTAGTGTAAATACAATTTAATCCTAATTCAACACAATTATAAAATTCCTGATAAAACCTTTCTAATTCATTTAATTTTAACTCATCGCATTCAATAAGGATTTCAAATTTATGATTTTCAACTCCATACTTTAAAAGAGATCTATAAATTTTTGGCTGCTCTTTACATTTTAAATTTTTATATGAATTAAACCTTAAATTAATATTTATGCTTTGCCCAATATAAATTTTATTATTTGGAGAAGTAATTTTATAAATACCTATCATAACAAAAAAAATCAAACCTTTTCGGAGTTGCGTTCCTACTTGGGTTTGATTAAGATTAATTTTTTATATTCAATAACGCAACTATTGAAATACAAATATACAATAAAAATCTATTATAAAAAAGTTTTTTTATAGATTGATAAAGTAAAATCTTTTTTATTTAATACGGATTGATAAACAACTCGCTCAATACTTTTTAAATCCTTAGTGTCTTTTGAAAATACCCAAAACAAAGTATTTTCTTTGCGATCCATTGTAGTCATTCGATCACGAAATTGAAAGTAAGTCGTTGCTGAAAAATCAATATTAATAGCAACTATATAATCTGCTTTTTTTAAACTTACACCTTCTCTCCCAGCTAAAAATTGCAATGCAATCCATTTATCTGAATTATTAAATTCGTCTAAGTCAGTTGTTAATTTATCTTTAAAAACTTCTTTTAACATATTCAATTCCTCTTTAAACTTATAAAAAATAGCAATTTTATAATCTTTAAAATTATCACGAATATAAAAAGCCTTTGAATAATCTATAACTTTTGAACTTCCATCCTCAAATTTACACGTACCAGATGCTAATTGTAAATGTTTTTGCTGCAACTTAACACCAGTATCACCTAATATGATTTGACCTTCAGCGTTTTTTACTACCAAATCCTTTTTTAATTTGTTAATTATCAAATTTGTAATCGGAAGCATCTCGCACTCGAGTATCATCTCTTTTACTGAAGTATTAAATCCTGCTTGAGCTTGTGTGAAAGTTATAATATAGTGCTGTGTAACTCTTCGTATTAACTGCTCATTTGCGGTGCTATAATCTTTAATCACCGCATAACCGATGTTCCGTTGTTTTATATCCACATAATCAACCGCCCATTTGTAAAAATTGGTATATTGTTTAAAAGGTGAGTAATCCGATACCCAAAACTGATGAAACCATTGCGAGTGACTCTCTGGAGTTGGTGTTCCTGATAGGAATATCATCGGCAGTTTTGAGTAACGTTTTTTAAATAGGACTGCTACTTTATTCGGCTTTGGAAATGCACCAAATCTGTGATGCTCATCGTGAATAATCAAATCAAATTCGCCTTTGACTAAATGCAAAGATTCATCGTTTATAATTGTCAATCCAAAATCAAATCCAAAGTTTTCGTAATCAAATTGGATGCTGGATATTGCTTTTTTCTTTGTTAAAAATAAAACGTTTTTCGCTTCGTAAAGTTTAGCAATATTCAAAGCGGTTAATGTTTTGCCAGTTCTCACTTCCATTGCTAAATAGACTATCTTTTTATGTTTTAGAATTTCAACTGCTTCAGCTGAAAGTTTCTCTTGATACGGTCTTAATTTCATAATTAAAAAGCTATATCGTCTTCTTCTTGTTTCTGAATATTTTTATTTACTATTTCAAACCATCTTTCCCCGTTTGAATTACCAACTAAAAACTCATAATTATAAAATTTAGCGTATTGCTCAATCCATCTTGAAAATCTGTTTTGACTTAATTTGTAAGTTTTAAAATCAGGATATTCATTTACAAAACTATTATAGTAAGTTTGTTTGTTGCATCGAATGTTAATTTCAATATTTTCATTTTTACCATTAGCATCTAATTTAGTCCATTCATAAAATTCAAATGAAGTATTTTTAATAAATTTACGAACTTCTAAATTTTTAAAATCGTGTTTTGTTAATCCATTTTGTAAATAAAATTGAACACATTGAATCATAAAATTATCAAACATCGACCATTCATTATCATTCCAATCATCAAAAAGTAAATGCCCAAACTCATCAAGAGGTGTATGTTTGTAACTAAAATAATCAGCTAATTCAACTTCAAACTTTCTACGTTCAAATGATCCACCAATACCACCAATAGTATAATTTGTCGTTATCAATATTTTAGGTGATTGTTGCACTGGTAATTTAATTGCATCTTGACCTTTGTATTCCAAAGTAATACCTTCAGTAATCAAACTAAATAAACTTTCAAAATTAAAATTCTTTTTTACATCATCAAAAACTAATATTTGAGTATCTGTACTTACAGTTTGATAAGGAAAACTTTTGGTGAACTCAAATGTTTTCCCATCAATACTGCTTACTTTTTTCATTTGTGATAAAGCATTCCAAAACAATCCTTTTCCACTTCCACCGTTGGGATTCTCTGAAATAGTTTCATCATTAAAAATAATTGCTTTATTATTTGCTGAAGTCTTAAAAGAATGTAAAAGATAACCTATAACAGATTTAAAGCTATTATATTTCTCGCTATCCTGTCCAGCAATAAGCCAAAGGAATTTTCTAAAAACTGAATTATGATGATCCGTTTCTTTATACTCTCTATTTACAATTTGTCTTTTCCAAACAAACCCATCCAAATCTATATAGTCTATTGTGGATATAGTTTCATCAGTAATTTTAACAACACAATTTTTAAAATATAAAAAACAATCCGTTTGTGTATCTTCTTTTATTTTAATTTCTGAACTTTCTAAAAAACTTAAAAAATCAGGCTGAAAATATTTAGGACTTGAAGCCATAAAATCATAAGGATTAAATCCAATATCTTCACGAGATAATAAATGATTCATTACAAAATCTTTGATTCTTTTTTCGCTTGTTTCCTCAACTAAATTCTCTTCAATTTTTATAAAAGTATAAGTATTTGTATCACTTGGGAAATACTTAAAAAAATTGTTTTGTTGAAGCCAAAATTTATATTTATGCGGACTTAATGAAATTTTACCTTTATCGCTATATTGCCAAAAATCAGAAACAGAAATTTCTTCTTTAATTTCATCAATACATTTTTCAATTTCTATTTTATCAAAATTCGAATGGTAATCAATTACTTCTTTTTTATTTTTACCTGTTCTAATCTGTTTTTCAATCTTTTGTTTTATTCCTTTATCTTCAAAAAATTTAGTACCGAAATTAGCGGTTTTTTTGTAAGCTGAATTTATTGTATTTTGAATTTCACTTTTAGGAAAATCTTCTTCTTCAAATTTATAAAATGTTTGTTCAGCTACATTTTTATCAATACCAAAATCATTAAAGGCTGATGCAAGTCTAAAAAGATTTTTGTTTCTTTCTTGACTAAAAGTGTATTTTTTTTCAAACCAAGTCATTAAATTGGTAATAATAAGATTGTCTGATTTAATTGCAATAGATACGTTTCTACTTCCTAAATCTTCAACTTCCTTTAAATCTATTTTATCCCATAAGATTGAATTCTCATTAATATATAAATCAGGATCATAAGACTCAAAACAAAATCTACTAACATCCGAACCACTATCATCCCAATTTTGGTGATTGTAATAATTTTTTAGGCTTTTAAAATATTCTTTATGATTTTGTATATCAGCAGGAATTTTTACAAGTGCTTTTATCCCTTTTCCACTTGGTGAAATCCAGCAACTAAAAATATAATCATCATCGGATATTGAGTTTCTAAAATCAATTGCATCCTGTGAAGTTTCAAATTTATCAAAATCTAAAATACATAATCCTGAATGTTCTCTAATACCTGCAATTGACCGATATTCAAAAATACCATTAAAACAAACACCAGGTAATTTGCTTTTATTTTTATCATAATCTATTTGAGATAAAGACCTCAACCAATCAATAGTATCTTTGCTTTTACCTTGTTTAATTCTTTCAAGACAAAATAATACATCCTTTGTAAAACCATTTGAAACATCAGTGGCTTTTTTATAAATTGTTACGTTCATAGTTATAAATTAATATAGGTTATTAATTTATGTTCAATTTCGTATTCAGCCAATGTTTCCCAAATTTCTAAAACTTTTTGTTTTTCAGAAATAGTTGGAACTTCTTCCCAAACAACTGTTAATAAACCTTTGTGATCGTGAAGTAAATAAATTTTATTTATTCCCAGATAAATCAAAGTACTTCTAACAATTTTTAATCTTTCGTCTGCGAAGTTTTCACCTCCGCCATCAGTTCTTAATGTTTTCATTTTATAAATATTTAGTTAAAAAAATAAACCCCATTACCAGCAGTGGTAGATGCGTGGTAATGGGGTTCTGTAATAAGTTTATAATTGGCTACCACTCCGACAACAAATATAATACTTTATTTAATACCAAATACAATTTAATTAAAAAATAATAAATAAAAAAAGTGTACTGACTTAAACCCCAATAAAATAAAGGCTTTAGATACAAATAGTACACTTTTACACTTTTTTTCTAACTTTTTTAAAAAAAATAAACAATTTTAAAATTTTCTATTTTCTATAATAGTTTTTAGCCTTTAAAAGTGTACTTGTGTACTATTGCATAAAAAAACCCCACTTTTTCAAGTGAGGCTTTCCAACTATTAACCAAAAACAAATTTTAAAAATCTAAATCATCCTCTTCAATATCTTCAACCTCTGCAACTTCAACAACTGCTTTGGTTAAATAAGTCTTTAAATAAGCCTCCAATGTATTAAATGCCTCATCAGCTAAATCAGCCTGTGAATCGCTTAAACATTTCTCAAACTTAAATTCAGGAGTAGTGTATTTTACTGCCCCTTTTTTACCTTCTACGGCTTTTGCTACCTCAACCCATTCATCGGATAACCTTGAGCGTGTTTTAGCGGTAAAATCACCATAAGATTGACACGCTGCTCCTTTTAATTGTAGGTTTGCAATTGATCCATCTTCCAACATTATGTAAACTGATTTCACATAATGCCCTCCAGCAGCTTTTACCTTCTCTTTGATGTCTTTATAAAAACCTTTTGCAATCTCGTTTCCTTTGAAAGGTTTTACTGTCATTTCATCACGAGAAATAAATTTCACCTCATTAGAATTGATTTGACTTGAACTGGCATCGTTCCAACCTTTAACGGTGTGAAGCTCATCGAGTACCAAGAATTTAAAAGGTAAAGGGATTAATACATTTGTTGCATTTTCACGATCGTAAAAACTGAAACATTTGTCGTTTGATTTCCAGTCAATAAATTTTGTAGCTGGGTTACTCATAGGCATTTGAAATGCATTTCTTCTGTTGCTTGTTGTACTCATAATTTAATTTATTTATGGAGTGAAATTAAGATGCCCACCCCTTGCATCGGTATTATGATTTATCAAATATAGTAATTAATCTATTAATAATCCAAAAAATTTAATAAATATTTTTTCTTGATGTGTTAATATTTCACTATTAATTATATAATTATCATTATCTGTTTTAATTTCTTTTTCAAAATTTCTATTAAACAAATAAAATCTGTTTTCTCTGTTTAAACTCGCAACAATATACATATCATTTTTTGATAATAATTCACTAATTGTTGATTTTGAAAGATTAAAATGATTAGCGATTTGTTGTAAAGTATAATTTGGATTATTCAAATAATATTTTCTAATTTTTGGTTGTAGTCTTGCTGTTACTTTCATTTTGTATAATTTTTCTGTAAAGATTATTTACTCTTTCTGAATTAATCCCGCGATTATAATAAAACTTCATTACTCGATTAATTCTCGCTCTCGGTGATTGCTTTGATTTCATCGATTAAAATTTTAATGTGATTGAGTTTTTTCTTGGAGTAGTTCCAACTTTTGGCACATCGTTACCATAGGCATCGATTATAGATTGCTTTTGTGCTAACTTAAGCAATTCAACACGAGCATCTAAATCGGCTTTGAGTTGGCAGTAAATCGGATCTTCCGAATAGTCAATAGTATTGCCTCCGTTTACTGGAGTAAATTCAACACCTAAAATCGTGACTTTTTCTTCAGGTAACCATTTACGCATTTCGCTATCGGCTGAATTAACAACCTCTTTTAAACGGCATAATTGAGCCATAAATTGATGTTTGTCGATGTTGCCTGATTCGATAACATTATCAACCATTCGCTTCCCTGTTAGGATTGCATCTTTTTTTGTGAATGTTGGTTCGTACATTGATGCCAACTCTTCAGAATTTTCTAAAAATAATACTGCATTTGCTCCCATTATTATTTATTTAAAAAGTTAATGTAAACTTTATAAGATTCATAAACCGCTTGGATTTGTTTAAAATCAGGAGTGTTTCGGTTTGTTTCAAATTCTTCTGAACTATTAAAAAACGATTCCCATTCCTCAATAGTCATTATTTTACATCCAATTTTTATTTTATCATCTATTATTGAAGTTCTCCATTTACAAAAGGGTTGTAAATAAGCTCCCGATAAATCAGCTCTCGATAAACCAGCTCCCGATAAATAAGCTCCCGATAAATCAGCTCTCGATAAACCAGCTCTCGATAAATCAGCTCCCGATAAATAAGCTCCCGATAAATCAGCTCCCGATAAATCAGCTCCCGATAAATAAGCTCCCGATAAATAAGCTCCCGATAAACCAGCTCTCGATAAATCAGCTCCCGATAAATCAGCTCCCGATAAATCAGCTCCCGATAAATAAGCTCCCGATAAATAAGCTCCCGATAAATTAACTTTATTTTTTATAGCATCTAATAAAGCATCTTTTATAGTTGCATTTTCTGAACTAAATGAATAAATAATTTCATTTGTGAATATATTTTTAATTTCTATTGTTTTCATAATTAATTAATTTTTTGATATGCATTACACATTTGTTCATTATTCGAGTAATATATGGATTGCACTATTTTACGCATCCATTTATCAAATTTTTTGATTTCCTTAATATTTACTTTCTTATCCATTTTTCTAATGTTTTATTAATTTGTTGTTTGATTAGTTCTTCAGCTTCAATTGGAATTAATTTATGAAGAATTTTTGTTTGTGTTCCTTCAGTAAATTTTGTTTTCCTTCCAGCGTTACGTTCATTTCTCATAAAAGTAAAATGCTTAAAATAATTATTAATACTAAAAACGCAACCATTGCATTTCTGTCTTCGTTTGGATCAGGTATATAATTACTCATCTTTTAAAAATAAAAAATGAAGCTCACTAATTCCAAAATTAACATTACACATTAAAGTTAATTGATATGCGTTTGAAACTTTTAAATCTACATAAAAATATTTCTCAATTAATTCGGATTTGATACTATCAACTAAAAAAGGAAATTTCTTTTGCCCTTCGTTTAGTAGTTCCAAATATTCAGGTTTTAATTTTGCTAATAAATTTTTCATTACAATAAATTTGTTAAGGTTAAATAAATCATTCCAAATGCAAACATAAATAATAATGCTGCTACGATGTCTTTTAAATTTTGTTTCATTTTGTTTGTTTTAGTTGTTAATACTTCAGCAAATATATAACAATAAATTAATAAACAAACAATAAATTAAAAATGAGTCTAATTTATATTGATTATAAATAAAGAATTATAGGTATTTACGAATAATTACAGGTATTTGCGTATATTAATTATACGCAATAGGGTATAATTTTCCACTAAAACGCTATTTTATACGCGAAAGGGTATAAATTTTCTACTAACGTAATACGTTACTACTAAAATAATCAATAACCAAAACCACCATAAAGAAGTAATAATACTTTCTTTGCGTTGTATTTGTTTTACGGCTTGTTTCGTTTGTTTTACGGCTTTTAAATTACTTTTTATATTACTTTGTACCACTTCATTTTTTATTGTCTTATTTCGGCTAATTTCGTGTCGTTTAGTTATTCGAGCATTTAAATACGAAGTCTTTTTACCTTGCGAATCTATAATAACGAGCATTTTCAAAGTATCAACTGGTGTAATTTCAAAGTCATCAGCGATTACTTCGGTATTTGAGTACGTTTTTGTTTCGGTCCTTGTTGAATCAACAACCGATATTTCGCTTTTTAATGTGGTTTCGGTGTTACTTTTGTTTACTTTGCGTGTTCCGCAACTCACAAATAACAATATAATAAGGATTTTAATAATTATTTTCATAGTTTTAAAATAAATGTGTTAAACGCATAATTTGCCCATTGATTTTGCAATGTAAAAAACCCTCAACTGCCTTTGGTGCGTGTTGGTAACCATTACGATGATGCCAAGAATCAGTTCCTGAAGGACTTCGAAGGCTTTCAATAGTTATCCCTGCGTAATCTTTACTTGTTTTATGGTGTACGTGATGCGTATATATATATCGGTGCTTTGTTTTGGACCATTCAATTGGAAATTCAACTGCCATTAATAAAGGAAGATCCATTTGTTTCGCACCATCACCGTGAGTTGTTCCAATTAGATTATTATAATACTGAAATCCTTTGCGATGTGCAATTGTAGTATCAAAAGTAATGTTTTTGCAATCCTTAAAATAGGTTTCTATTACTTGAGCCAAAAAGAATCCATTTGTATAATCGTGATTAGAAGGATTAAACGTGAAATGTACATCGGC